CAGGCTTTTCATTAGGCTTTGGTATAGCTTGTTTTATATCCGAATACATTGAATCAAAAAGAAAAAACCTATGAACAAAGATGAAATGTTGGAACAACCAATCCAACCAAAAATTACAAGATTAGAAGTAATTAACCATGCAAAGAATGACCGCCCAGTAGGTAGGATATTAACCCTCTATAAAGAGCTTGGTGATTTTAAGTCAATAGAATTATCCTATCAAGACGGGGGCAAAACCCTTAAAATCTTTTTAGATTAGTCATGAAAGGTAGTATTTTTACTACCTTTTACCCTCATTTTATGTCACATTTTTTCAAAAACATGTGTCACTTTTGTACGTCATTTTGTACGTTCTGATGTGCAAAATGTGTCATAAACTGCACAATTTGATGTGCTTTTGCCCCATTAAAAAAATATAATATGAGAACATTAATTATACTTGTTTTATTATGGATTATAGGCGCATTAATAGTGGTTATAGCTGCCATGATAGAGCAAAAGAACAACATGGAAGTTAAGATAGCTACCATGCAATCAAAATCAGATAGCTTATATAATGAGTTTATGCCCCTGAAAGTACAAAACCAGAGGTATGAATTAATCTATGATAAACTAAGTAGAACAAACCCAGAAGTTAGTAAAGCATTTAACGAAACCGAATAACCTAAAACAAAAAACATGAAAAAATTAATTGGGATCTTTCAAGTCTTATTTTTCTTTTTAGTTGGAATACCAACTTTCATTTTTATTTATTTGGCAATCATAATTTCCTTTGCAATAAAGGAATTAATCCTCTTCATCTTCGGGAGGCGCAAGATCAATTTGAACAACAGATAGTATCTTTAGGTCTTTGTATTTTTGTAGCACATCAGACATGGAAACGGCATGAACTAATTTTGTCATTTTAGTTCCGTCCTTCTCAAAAAATATGCGATACGTTTTCATTATCTTTGCCATTTTCCTTCTGGACACGCAGCTGCCCCCTTTGGTGAAAAAATCTTTTTACTTATGTAACAACCACACTTAGTACATTGTACCGAGTCATTATACTTACAATCAATACAAATAAGTAATCTTTCTTCAGCCAATTGCTTTTTTTCTTCTGTCGGATTAAAGGCAGCTGCGTAGGATAGGACTATTTCTTTAATTTTGTTCATTACACAAATTTACTTATTTTTTTGAATAAATTAGTGCTTAACTATTAGCTGCTTCTTGTCTATGAATTTGTAGATAAACTCAGCTATGTGACCTGATAGCCATGCCCCAGCTTCATCATCTACAATACCTCTGTCACTTTTTATTATGTTTACCATGTGGTAATTTTCATGTGATAAGGTATTGTGGCTTAAATACTTCTGTTCTATAATCATGTAATAGACATCTATGTCTGGGGTGATAACTGTACCTTCTGCATCTCCTTCAAACATCTGCCCCATTTTATGCTTTTTGTATACTTTATTAGCTTCATTGATTAATGAATCTGTAATAATAAGTACCACCTTGCAACCATAGGTAGATATTTTCAATGTAGAAGTTAGTTTCATTGGTCATTATTTATTAGTCTATTAATATACCAAACCGCTTTTTTTAAATCTTCTTTACCGCCCTTACGCTTCCACCTCCACAAATACTTAATGGCATTGCCAGTAGCAAATGCTTCCTCTCCTTCCAAACCCTTCACTGCCTCCTCAATTGCGTCTATGCACTCTATTTTTCCAGCGTTATAGTGTGCTGGGTGGTCCACTTTAGATGATACGTCCGTCATGAATAGCTATATTATTTACCTTGAAATCTCCGTTCTTTTCTACTAAAATATGAGCAAATCCTAAATTATGTTTGGTTCCATGTGGATCATAATCCGGAGCCAATGTGCAAAGACAACCAACCGACCATGTGCCAATTGTTTCTCCTTTCAATGTTTTCTCAACATGGTGGCTAGTGGTATGCACATGACCAATGATAGCATTTGATTTAACACGAAGGAACAATCCTCTAGCTGCATTTACAGGGGCAAATACCCCACGAATCATTGTATGACCATGATGCATCTGCAACTTACCAGCCATTAAAACTACATGCTCTGCAAAGAACTTTACACCTAACTCATCAAGCTTCATTCTTTGTGGCAGGTGGTAATACTCATCACTAAATAAGATTGGAGCTTTCTTCATTAAATAGCGCTTAATCCACGCGTCATGATTACCCTCAATCCAATAGAACTTGGCTTTAGGGAACTCGTATTTTAGATATTCTATAAATTGTTTGGCATATTCAAACCATGTTCTAACATCATCTAGGCCCGGCGGTGGCGCATCATGGCTTGTAAATGGAGTATTATCCAATATGTCACCCCCCAGTACAATGCAGTTTACATCATGTTTTTTACCATACTCAACGGCTAATTGAATAGCTTCATTGTCTTGGTTAGGGATATGGACATCAGATAGCCAAAGTATGTTACTACATTCCTTTGGAAGTATTTGAAACTCTCTTTCCTTACAATTTGAAGGAGGTAATTGTGGTTTGTGTTCCATTATGTTTTTTGTATGTTTTCTATGTGAATCACCCATGCTACCGGTAATATTCCTAACCATTGACCTCGCATTTTCAGAATCCAAAAACAAATGAGGATGCCTTTCAAATGCTATCTTTCCTAAATTAGCTTTAGAACTATTAGGGAACTCTATTAAAAGCTCCCTAATTATTTTATTTTTTACTGTTGGACCTGTGTGTTGATTTGCCATTATGCTAATGTGCTATGAAAGAAATCAAAGTTTTTTTGGCGATCATCAAGTCCATGAGTACCACCATTTACACGCTTTGTTACCGCCAACACTACATCATGACTATGACCTTTGTCGCATACGTCCCATAATTTATTTTTATGGAAAAAGAAAGCAGCAGAAGTAAGAGGATATTTGGTAGCCACTAGATCTGGATCAGCCATAATATCATCATCTACAAACTTATCAAACGCTGCGTAATTATCCTTACCAGTAAGCTGAATATAACCACGACCTCTGAACTTAAAACCATCTCCTGAAGCTTCATCACCATTACCCATACGTCCGCCATAAACTTTGTTGGCAATCTTTTCTGGTTGTCTTGCATATTTTTCTGCTATTTCTTGGGTTGGGAAATATTTAGGGAATATTTTACGAAGCCCATCAGCAGAATAGTTTAAGTTTTCTTTTACAAACTTAAAATTACCGCTTTCATGAGCGCATTGAGATAAGAAATGAGATAGTCTAAGTGGACCATCAATGCCAAACTTTTCAATAATTAAAGGTATTTCGTCCATCACATTTGCTGGCACTTTCTTAGATAACGCGTCTAATTTCATTTTATTTTATTTGAGAGTAAAGAAATATTACTAATAACGTAAATAAAACACTATTAAACCTATGGAGCTTTTGTTCAAGCATCACATCTTTTTCAAATTGCCTATAAACAGCAATGTTTTTATAGTATCTTGATTTATAATCGTTAAGAGTATCTAGGTTAACTTTATTATGATAATTCAATGTATCTTTTATTCTAAATAAACTAGAAATTTCTAATCTCAAACTATCTTTTACAGACTCATGTCGCTTCAATAAACTATCTATCTTATTATTTTGATAGCTAACCACATTGTTCAAACTATCAAATGCAGCATTAATCTTTTCCCCTTCTGATCTACTTATGATAATTTTTTCCTCTCCGCCTATCTTCTTAACGTATTGGGCGAAGCTGGAATTTCTCGCTGCTAGTGTCAAGATTATTAGCAGAATCAAGCTTACTTTTAACTTCATTTAGTTCAGATTTTAATTGGTTAACTTCTGATTTTAAACTTACTATAGTTTTTACAGCCTTCCCTACTATCTGAACCTCTTTCTCTGCTGCTTTTTGTTGTGTCAATGCGCTTAATTCATTGGTCTTTTGAACCCCTTGCATAAGCTTTTGGAACTCTAGTTCCTTCATATTTTCATCACTTACCGCCTGAGTACTTGCAGACTGGCACCCATATAAAACGAATAAAATGAATAAATATTTCATTAATTAATATTTTGTATCTTACCTAATTGATTCAAAGTACTTAGCTTGGTTGTAGCTGATGATAAAGAACTATCACATCTGCGAACTGCATCTTGCAACACATCAACCTTTACTTCTAGCTTCTCAATCTTGCTACCTTGACCATCAATCTGTTTGTTAAAGGTGCTTCTAATATCTACATATAGAGCTGAAATACCTATGATAACCAAGAACATAGTGCCAACGACTGGATTCTTTGAGAACTGAGCAAAGCTTATAGGTAGAGGATTAGCCCCTATCTTTAAACCTTCCGATTCTTCCGCTTTTTTTCTTACTGCCTTTGCCATTATTTACGATCTTCTTTATTTTGTAATAAAATTAATATCTGCTCATTACTTCTTTTGATGTCTTTAATATCATCTCTCATTTCTTTCTTATCGGCTTCTAATTGACCAATACGAACTTCATGATTTTCATACTTTTTGCCATCATCTTCAAACTTCCCAGTTAGTGCATAATAACCGCCTAAAATTGTTAGAATTACAATAACTAATGATGCTTTTGAGTGCCAAGTTTGTTCAACTTGTTTTTGGATTGTTGCTTCCATTTTTATTCAGATGTTTTATTGCCTTTAAAGTTACCAATTAAATCTCCTATCTCCTTTACAGAAGCTAATCCTAAAGAAGTACATACCAAAACCACAGTACCCCATACCAATGATTCGGCTGGAGCTACATGACTTTCGCTATGTGAATTTGAATAAAGTGTCCAGTACAGGAAACCTGCACCTACAATACCTACAAGTCTTTTGCTTGAATTTGGACTATCTGCTGAAAAAAATCCAGCTACCCAATTGAATAATTTTTTCATATAAATAATAATATTAAGAGTACTATAATAACGTAAACTAAAGCGAATACATACCCTTTGATATTATGATTTATACGTTTCATTTTTTGAGCTTTGTATAAATGTAAATAACGAGTACGGCAATAAGAACGAAGAACAAAAACTTATAAAAGTTATTTGCCATCTTTTTCTTATCTCTTTCTACTATAGTTTTTGTGATTGTTTCTGCCTTGGAAATATTAGCAGAGTCGGTTTTGGTTAGCTTAGATTCGGATTGCTTCTCGCG